GGTGACCTGTATTCGTAGCGGCGCTTTGGTTGCCTGTATTTGATTTCTTGTTATTCTTCCAATCGACCTTATCCATCGTGAATTTAACAAACGCCTCTACAATACCTTTAATCCCTATCTCTGCCCCTATATTTATCTTTTTGCCGCATCTTTTACTGTCACTACCCTGTTCCGCTGAAACATCGTCAAGTTTAACTTCGCAATACCTGCTATCAGCTGGCGAATAATAGTTAAACACATCCATGGGATTCTCGCAGGCATGAAACCCGCAATCACATAACTCCGCTCTTTCTTCTTCGTAATCTTTACCAACCTCGTATTGAAAACCTCTACACTTTAAATCTTTATCAAATCCTTTATATGCTTTCATTGAATCCTCCTCTATACATTTTCATGAAATCATCTATCCTTAAAGTTACCTTCCAGTCTTTGCCGTTTTTCCGATGAAACACCGCCGGAACTTCACCTTTGCAGTCTCTTACAGCCTGCTCCATAGCTTCATCAATATTTAATCTTTCTACTCTCTTGCACTCTATATGTATCCCAGTAAGACCAACTACATCAGCTTTAGAATCAAGCTCTTTTCCGTTATACTGAGCTGTTCTTCGGCAATCGTAGCCGTATTCTTTTAGCTTATGAGCAAGTTCGAGTTCTCCTCTTTTGCCTTTCTGTTTACTGTTCATTATTTACTCCTAATGCTTTTATTGTGTCGCTTTGTAGCTTCTCTATTTGATTTTTCAGTTTGGGTGGAAGCATTGCTTTTTCACTTACTCGCTTTTGCTCTTGCTCGTATACTATCCTGAAATTCGCCCTATCCTGCATAAGATTTTCAGACTCACATAAATCTTTCCAGCCTAACCGCTTAACAACCTGTCTTGTAATATCATCCATACTGTCAAATGCTTCTTTAGGTCTGTTATATCCAAAATTTCTAACTGCTCTTCGGAATTGCTCCCAGCCATCGGACCAGTTTTTTGATTCACATACAAGACTTACTGCCGATTCTCTTAACTCTGCAATCGTCGGAGGAAATTTACCTGTCATCATGTATTTTTGTATTGCTAAATTTAATTGTTCATAGCTCATATCTTGTAACAACTTGTACCAAATCCTCACTGAATCTGCATCGGGTAGAAAGTTTGGTGATGTATATACTGCCTTTAACCCTTTAACTAATATTTTAAATTCGTTAAATTCCATCTATCCAATCAAGCCTCCCCTCTTTCGACTGAACCGACTTGCTCGCCCTATTGCGTTCCCAGTTCCGTACTGCTGCCTTCCAGTCTTTCATTTTATTTTTTCCAACATACCAGCCCTTGGACTCGTAAAAGTCTATAAATGCATCTACATCTACATTGTTACCTCGCTCAATGCAATAGGCTTTTACCTCCTCCGCCGTTGGCGGTTTAAATATATTATTCTTTACCTTCTTTACATTCTTAACATTCTTTACATTCTTAAGATGTTGTTGCTCGTTTGTTGCTCGTTTGTTATTCGTTTCATCTTCACATTGGTAAAACTCCCAATTTTCAACGGTTGCAATCGTAAATTTGTTTGTTGAAAAAAGCGATATTTCTCCTGTGCTTTCGAGCTTTTTTAACGCCGTTCTTACCTGCTGAATTGAGAATCCCAGCTCTTTTGACAGCCGGCTTAACCCTATAATTGCCTGACCCGGTACAAGGTCATATCCTCTGTACTGTGCCGGCTTAAATGTAGCTACCATGAGAATATGAAGAAAAACATCTTTAACAACGCAGTCCGAATACCATCCCCATTCAATCATTTTTCTATGCAGCTTCACAAAGCCGTTAAGGTTTGACATTTAATCACCCCGTCCCCATTCACGTGAAATTTGGTTATCCAAAATACGTATTTGGAGCTTTATCGAGTTGATATTTTCCTGAGCTGTTTTGTACATAACATCTGCTGTATCACGCTTAAATCTTTGCTCTGCACAGTCACCATAAACAACTTTGTCTATCAAGGTTACAGGCATTCCGCTTTCTCTCCTTATAAGAGCCTGCTTTTTAAGTTCCAGCTTATAATCATGTTCTGTTTTAGCGTATTCTTTTCCATATTTAGCCATAAGTCTGATTGCCTCGTTTAGCCTTAAATTCAGGTCGTTCATCTCGTTTATCATTGTTAATCCGCTCATAGATAATTCCTCCCAATTAGACTCATAAATTCCTCTCTTGTATGCGTTTTTTCAAACTCTTTTTGACACAATTCTTTTAATTCTCTGTCAAAATCTTTGTTATAATGCACCCCTTTATTACTCATGTTGTGTAGCTCTGGTATTAGCCAAATAAAGAATCCGTTTTTTTCACTTATCCTGCGATTTGAACCACCATAAATGTGATGTTTATGTAAACCATATTCACGTCCTGTAACAAAACATTTTTTCTCTTCTTGCAGTATTGATTTTTTCATTAAAATGGCACCTTACCTTTCTTTAAATATCTTGTAAGTTCTTTTAAATGAGGTAAGTATTCATCTTTTATAAAATGCTTATCATATTTTATTTCAGAAAATTTCACACGATTAAAATCAACGTTTACATCACTTTTTGCATAATATTCATCAGGGTAAAGCGGATACGAGACTATGTACAACTTCTTAAAATCATCGTATTTACATTGATACACATACATCTCAACTTGTGCTTGTCTCCAGTATGCTTTAGTGATTTCAAAATCTTTTTCAGATTTATGAGTTTTCACTTCGTAAATAGTACCTCTGAGGTCGCCATCGTAGTTTACACGAAGTTTCAACTTCTCAATGATAATTTGCCTGTCTAAATTCATTTCCTCGCTTATAGAGGCTAAAATGGGGTGCTCATACCTATTCCCTGCTTCTGTATATAATGAGCCTTTAAAATCTGATTCCTGCTCCCCCATTTTAACCGACCACCACTGTTTAAATGATTTTGTGTTCCTGTTCTTTGTAAGAACCATCATAGTATCACTTGCGCCAAAATATCCGCTTCTATCTTGGTTTTTAATCATTTCACTGTAATTCTTATATGCTCCTTTTTAGTAATTCGTTTATTATCGCTCTATATGTATCAGGGTCTTCCACTCTTAATTTTTTAAGGTCTACACTAACGCTTTCAGATTTGGGTATGTAATTTATTCTGACAAGGTCATTATCTATAGCATCAATACCATATTTTTTCATTCCCTCAAGCAACATTTTCTTAACTTCATTTTCCTGTTTTTCTATCTCCTTTTTTTGGCTGTTCATTAATGCCAATGTTTCAAACGCCGCCATATTTTTCTTTTCAAATTTTTCTATTGAGTTCATTGCTTCCTCCTATTTTGTATTTAACCAGTCAAGGCATCCTTGCAATCGGTCTTCGTTAAGCTCTGAAAGTTCTGTTACACCGGCTTTGTTACACACATCTGATACTCTTAACCTTTTGATATCACAAAGTGCCACGATTTTATCTTCAAGTTCTTTTCGTGATAATGACTTTGTCTTCTTATCAGCAGCTTCCGCTTGATATCTTTGCTCATTTGAATCACTATCTTTTGTATCGTCTATTAAAAACAACCCATTTAAAGCATATTTACGGGCATATGATGAAGCCGAACCTGTAACCTGACTTCCGTCCATTCCTTTTTTGCTTTCATCTTCTCTTGCATATGCTGTAACACATACTGGAGTTGTCCCATCTTTTTCAATCTTCGCCGTTGCTTTTATGTAATATCTATCTCCTATTTGTACAATTTCATCATACAATGTTAATTCACATTCATATTTTGCACATAAAGGTTTTACTGCTTCCAATATGTCTTCTGCACTTCTATATTTATATTTTCCAAAAGAGTTATACTGCCCTTTTGGAGCTTTTAACTCACTTTGTATATTTATAAGGTCTTTCATTTTTTCTCCTAAAAATCATCTTCTATATCTTCCATTTCTATAACTAGCTTTGACTTTCCATCATCTGTATCTCTACCGCTGAACCTCTCACGAGCAACATCTATAAAGTCTGCCGCCGATTTAGCGTTCTCAAAGTCAAAAGCCATATCGTTTTTTCCATCAATAAATGTTATCCTGTACATCTTCATCCTCCCATTCATCTAAAAAATCCAAGTCATCTTCCGTATAGTAATCTTGTGAATAATAACGGTCTAATTCTTTGTCTGATATGTAATTCATCATTTGACTTCTCCTTTATTTCTGTTATACTTTATACATACTTTTTTCATGAGTGCCCATTAATTGCTTCCGCAAATGGGCACTTTATTTTTCATCTTTTGCCACCTCAAAACTTAAAGCAACTAAAAGAATAAATATTAAATAAATTAAAATGTTTATCATTTTTTTACTCCTATTATGTACGGCTGATTATTCAGCCTTATCTTTTAACTCTGCTTCCACAACTATGTCCCATCCCTCATATTTTCTGCTTAAGATTCTCGATAACGTTTCACAAAACAAATCAATGTTCAGTTCGTTTTTTTCGTTATTATCATTCATAACATTTCTCCTTTCTTCACATTAATATGATTTACAAATTCTTCCTTTCTATTCTTCTAATCTAATCACCGTAAAACTCACTTTGTGGTATAATGTATTTATCTTATTTCAGAAAGTGAGGTTCACCATGATTCCACAATACAGTGATAAACAATTATCAATCCTCCGAACGCTTCAAGCTTACGAACATATTGAAGTAAACGATACAAATCGTGTAGATTGTGATTATCTGTTACGTGAAGGACAGCTTTTACAACGATTTGATAGAACACGTTCTACAAAACCAATTAGATTAGTGTATTTATCACCTCAAGGCGAATCATACCTTGCCACTCTTGATACAGATACATCTCGTTATGATACTCCTTTAAAGATATCAAAGACATCTCAAAAGCTTTCTATCGTTGCCATAATCATTTCTGCACTGGCTTTGCTTAACTCCTTGAATGTTTTTACATTCATATCAGAAATGATACAACGCTTATCACAATAGCTATGCTTGACACTACTATTGAAAATATATTTCTTTTTACAACTATCTTCATTTCATCTGCTGTATAGTCGTAAAATACCCATTTATCTTTTATTCCCATTTGTTTTCCTCCTTGTTTAATACCAAGATACTCATTAATTATTCTTTGAACAACTCGTTTGGTTCAA